CTTCAATAGTCCACGATCTAGTACGGCTTTGTCTAACCATGTTTTTACAGAAGTCTCTAGTCGTATCAATAATATCGCCTCCGCTTACATCGTTTCGTTTAACGTACTTGTAAACTACGAAAATCTCATCTTTCTTAGACTCTTCTTCTCCGTCTTGAGTTATATCTCCGTCATCCGTTAAATATCCCTCCTCGGTTAAGTTAACGATTGATTCGTTGTATTTTTCTTCGCTAATCTTTAAACTCTTTTGTATGTCAGATGGTTTAGCACCGCCAATTAAAAGTTTAAGAATTGAAATCTCTATCTTTGTAGCGAACTCTTGCTTATAATCTTCTTCTTTGCTAAATGCGTCTTCTGTTCCCAAAATTGGAACTTGCCTAGAATGTATAAATTCTAGTTCGTCATCGTTTAATCCGCAGTTAGAAAACATCTCTAATAGTTGATCGTCTTTACTCATTTCAACGTTAGTAACTTCTTTAGATTCTGGTCTTTTAGCTGGATAACCTATTCTTTCGCGTCTTTCTTCAATAGTTAATATCTGTGCTATTTCCCCTTCGCTTGCTTGTGCCGTTGTAGGGCGTTTTTTAACTATCACAACTTGTCCGCGTATTTCATTGAAGTGCGCAACGTTTGTAAAATAGTCCTCAAATATCTTTTGTTTAGAATCTACATAGCTATTCTGCCATTCTTCAACCGCTACCCGTTTCTCGTCCGCATTATTGCTCCATCCTCTATCACCTTTTAAGCCCGCTATAACTGGATCAACTCCATGACCTGTATAAATTTCGTCGCGTATAGTATTGTTTAAGTTGATAAATCTATCATCTTGACCGTTGGCGTTAAGCGGTGTTATATCTACCGCACTATCCTTATCCTCGTTGAAAGATTTAATAGATTTCCCTGCGTTATCTGTACCATGTAATACCGCGTCAAAATTAGCGACTATATCGCGCTTTTGCTCTTCGCTAGGATCACCGTTATAGAAGTTAATTAAGTACCCACTAGTAAACCCGTTCTTGACGTTGTTTATAGTGAAGTTACTTATCTCGTAATCCGCAGCAATATACGGTACGCTAGCCAGGTAGTCAGGTAAAGGATAGACTCCTAAATCTGGTCTATACTCCTTATAATAGAATAAGTATCTTTTGTTTTTATCTGGTGTTTCGTTAGGGTTAAATTCCTCAAACTCTACAAAGTCTTCATTATTGTGCGGCTTTCTAGACGACCAATCGGAAGTGTAATAGTAAGTAGGTCTATTCCAATCTTGTAACTCTTCATTCCAAACGAGCTTAGATACGCGGATATTTGAAAAGTCTATGTGATACGGTTCTACCTTATCACCTCCTTTATTAAATACCATCTCGTTAGCAAACCCACCAAAAATAGATAAGTCGCTTACCGACCTCTCAAAAACTTTAGAGTTTTCTAACTTAGCAACAAAACCGCCAAGCTCTATTTTGTCTTGAAGACTTAAACCAGCACCGCCAAAGTTTAATCCTTGACCTTTAATATAAGAACACTTCTTATTTATTATAGCGTTGTTCTTAGGGCTTGAATTATAAAGATGGATTAAATAGTCAGGGTATCTATTTTTCCACTCGTCATCGTTTCCATATAGAACCCAATCGACTGTATTACGTTCCTTAAATTCTGGTGTTTTATGAGCGTCGAACTTCAATAAATCAACCCCGTTAAAAAAATATAAATTAGAAAGGCTCATGTGCTATATAAGTTACGTTTATTTCGTGTTCTATGTATTGGTTTGTAGAAAAGTCCGCAAGTATCATTATCCCTCGTTCGACTATTGCACCGCTTAAATCGGGATCTAAATTCGTTGTACTCTCTTGTTCTCTTATTGTATAGTGATATCTTCCAGCGTTGAATAAAACTAAAGAACTATTTAGCCTATCGTCTACACCTTCGGTAATATTAAAAAGGTTTGCTCTAGTTCTAGCCGCTCCTGGCGTGCTTTGATCCGCACAAATACAAGTATTCGACTGTTTAGTTAAATCACTCGTGAACTCAAATAAATAAGTCGGGCTACTTATCGTCGTCTTCTCCGCTAGAGTCAGTACTACGTTTTGCGTTTCTTCTCCCTTTTTTAGTCTTATTTGGCTCATCCTCAAAAATATTTAACCCTAGTTTCTTATATAGTTCTTCTTTCCCTTCTTCAATCAAAACCATTCCGACTTTAGAACCATGTCGAACTCCTATAAATTCCTTTTTAATTTTCATACAATATACAAAAAAGGAGGTAATTAACCGAAATTAACCACCTCCCAAAGTTAAACAAAATTAAGCAATAGTTAAACCAGCTACTACGGCAGCATCTACCGTGTAAGGTGGGTTACCTGAACGCGCTGTAAAAGTCAAAGTATGACCGTTAGCATCGTTCATAGCCGTACCAGTTTGACCAGTAGCACCGTTAAGGTCTGCGCCCTTGTCAATACCGATAGCCCAGTATAAACCGTTGTTATCTTTTACGATAATAACGTTAGGTTTTCCAGCAACTAGCTTAAACTCTACGAATTTAGCCGCGCTCATTTTCATCATTGGAAGAGTTACAACCGTTTCGTAGATTTGGTTGCCATTCTCTTTAGACATTGTTGTAACAAAGTTTGCCGCTTCTTTCTTCATGTAATAACGATAGAAAGAAGTTACACCAACTTGTGTTAATGTAGTGATTTCTCCCGCAGTAATTACGGTAGCGGTAGCGTCGATGTCGTCAAATTGGGTAATTAAAAATTCCCCTTGCTCAATACCTCCTAAACCGTCTTCGCATTCTTCGGTGAAACCAGTAGTTAATACACAACTCATATTATTTATTATTTTAAATAAAGGGGGAATCTCACCCCCTTTAAATTATTATCTATCTATTATGGTACTAAAGTAAACTCTACTACTTGCTCAGTAAAGAAAACCTCGCAACCTCTTGTCCATTCAGCATCTACCAAGATTTTCTTGTTAGTTACTGGATCAATTCGATATTCAAAATCTCCGTCATTCTCTCCGTCCATACCGATAACTAAGTTAGTCGGGTAAGTGATAAACGCGCGGTCTAAAGTTCTCAATCCGTAAGTAGGACGTAAACGCATAGTAGTACCGTAGTACAAAGTGTCGCCATCTTGTGATACGTAGTGATACAAGTTAGCTGCTTTCAAAGCAGAGATATAAAGATCGTACCAAGTAGTCGGGATGTAACAAACTACGTCATCACGCTCTCTTAACTCCTCTGTACGTGCTAACCACATACCCTCTAATACGTCTAAGATATTTGAAGCGTCTACACCAGTTGCAACAGTAATAGCTCCTGTGTTACCGTTAACAGGTGAACCTGCGTCGATAGCCTTAATCCATCCGTCGTAACGTTGTAGGTTAACTGTAGCCGAAAGAGTATCTCCTTGCCAATCTGCTACGTCAGTAGCTTGTAACCACTTCTTAGACTTCTCTTCAAAGTAAATAGCAGCGATCTCTTCTGGCATTACTTGTTTACCTTCCATTGTACCCTGGCGCAATAAAATCTGCGTCCATTTGTTACGAAGGTCATTCAAGCATAAATCCTCACTAACTGCGATAGGTGCTACTGTGATTGAACGATTAGTAAAAGTAGTAGTACCACTTGCAGTACGCGAACAGTTATCTCCGTCTTGGAAAACTACATCTGTCTCCATGTAATGAAGGTTGCTAGTACCTTTTAATCCTACTTGTTTTGTGGCTTCTCCAGCCGTTAATTCTGGTGATACTTGTAACTCACCAATCAAAGGAAAATCTCTATCCTCAATATATGCCGCTAAGGCTGATACATCAAAACTCATTTTTTTCTATTTTAGTTGTTTTGTAAAAATATGTTCCCTTTTTTCTCTTTCTTAAAAGGGTTGAATTGTTTCTTAACTGGCTCTTTGCTTGGCTCGTCAAGTAACGTTTTAAAAACCTCTTCCGAGAAGTCTTTAAGTTTGTTGAACTCGTCTTTTGATTCGTTTTTGTTTTCTGTAAATTCCGCTTTCAAAGCTTCGTTTTCTTCTTTCAAAAACTTAACAGTCTCTTCGAGTTGCGCGATCTTTTCAAAAATCTTTTCAGATTCGATACGCTCAATAATCTTCTTAACTTGCGCTTG